GCTGCTGCTTGTGCTGCTGCCAGGGCTGCGCATGCGGCTGCCAGGGCGGCTAATGCTGCTGCTGCGGTTGCTGCGGCGTATTCATACGCCGGCGATCAAGTTAAATTGCCAACAAACAACTAAAACAGGAAATAATATTATGATCGCAACTAAAAACCTATCACCCCAGCCAGCCGAGATTCTCGCATTGCGTAAATCTCTGCGGATATCGCAAACCGCCGCCGCACACCTTGTATCTCACTCGATGGCGTCGTGGCAGAAATGGGAATACGGATCTCGCAAAATGCACCCCTCTACGTGGGAATTATTTAACATAAAATCAGCATTGACCTACAAATAATCCTGCAGACACTCAGTAATATAGTAATCGTTGATTATACGGAGGGCGATTATGTTTTTTTACGACGAGGACCGGTGGCTAATTGCTAATAGAGATTTTAGAGATGCGGATTTAAACGACGACGAGCCGGAAATTATTTGTCTGTCAGAGATCGGCTATATTTAGAGTAAGAGATCAACTCTATTAATTAGAGTAGATTTTACCGGTTTTTTGTCCCAGAAACTAGTGGGTATTTTACACCATTATTTGTTGAAACCGCTGTAAGCCTTTATCTGCGCGGACTCTAAGCGCCGGTGATAAGTACTTTTGCTCATTTCAGCGAGGTTTAGTTTTTCACGCTCTGTTAATTTATTAACGTGCTCGATATGCAGCAGTTTTGATGCAGTAGAGTTTTCACCCCAGGACATAATGACTCGGTTAATCGCGCTGCAATCAGCGCTCAGAAACGGCGATCCGGGTTTGGTAGGGTTATAAATCCCCATTATATATTTTGAAAATGGGGTTATTTGACATTCCGGTGCGTAAAATTTCCGGGTACCAACCCATTTCCCCCATAGATCAAGTAACGCGATTGCGTCGTGGCGCATTTTCGAGCCTCTTCAATATTGCGTAAATATTGTCCGAACGCTCTATAGTAATCGTCCGATCTCCGTCAATTTTCCAGCGATAAATACTATTCACATGCACTCCAAGATAGTCTGCGAGGCGTTTGGGCGGGCAACCCAGAGATTTTAACCTATCAAAAACCTTGCGCCAATCCGTCAACTAACGTCCCTTATTTTTAGATCGTTAACTCGCCCGATTTTACGCCAGGCGTGAATGTGAAATGTCCACCCGGCCTCGCGTATAGCAGCTATATATTCTGATTCAGCAATTTTTTTAGCACGTGCGCTCATATTGCTATAGCTAGTTGTCTGTACTGCTAACGTTTCAGAGCCGCGCAGAGCCAAAATGTCGATAATCCCGAACAAATCCTTTCGGCGCTGTGTGAACGAATTCCAATGCTCAACGATATCAACCGTATATCCGCCTTCGCGCAGATATTTTAGACTCAGTTGCATGGGACTCAAAAGACCTCCGTTTTCTGGCTACTTCGCACGATAAACAGCGAAACATTTTATTTTTGCTACGTGAAACAAACGTAATAAAATCATTCGCCGGTTTGTATAATCTGCAATACCCGCAAAACCTGTCAACCATACAATTTTTCCAGCGTCTCGCTCAGATGCTCTAATTCTGTTTTTCTGCTAATTTTCAACATCGATTTATCTCCGTGTACTCCAACAGAACCGGTGTGACACGGTTTGCATAACGGTATCGTGCAAAAATGTATCACATCACGCCTGCCGAATATCCTGCCCTCGATATGATGCGCCTCGATGTCGTGTGCTCCGCACGTGCAGCAGGGCAATGTATGAACCAGTGCTAAATGTTTACGCTGCGATTTGTTCATTTTCGTTTCGAGAATTCGCGCCCGCCTCTGCTAGCCACGCGTTCACGTACTCGATAAAATCGCTGCACTCAGATTTACCAAAATCTCTAGTACGCCAGCTCAGCATCACGGGTTGCCCATCTATTCCAACCACGAATTTGCTATCGTGGCCGGTAATTTTACGATACGCCGCTACAAATATGGTCTTAATATCGTCCATATCGACCTGTACGCCACTCCAGCGCCAACCCAGCACATCCCCCACCTCGCATAGCAGAGTGTGAAGGAGCGCATTTTGCTCTAGACTGCGCGTTGGTTCTTGAATTGTGCATATCCAGCCGTCGGGTGCGCTTAAACACGTTTCAGCGGCTAACTGCCTGGCCCGCATGTGCGCGAATTTAAATATACGTTTCATTCTGCGCCCTGTGCGATTCTGACAATTTTAGATTCGCATTTCCCGTCATTAACTACAGGGTCCGCCCATGTTTGCCAGTTCAAACTAATAGGTGCGAGATAGCGCCAGCAGTCGTTCCGCTCTGCACAAATCGCCTCGTTTATGATCCCCTCACATTTACTAATATCAGTCATTCCAGCGCTCCGTAACTAGGCGTCTAACCTCGTCCGCGTCGGCCTTGATGATTTTCAGGTACGCGTTACGCATTTCTTTCCGTGACTCAGTTAGTATTAATCGCACAGAACAGCAAACCTCTTTTAGGTCGTAGATGCCGCTGATGGGCTTCAAACATTCCTCACATTTTTCCAAATCCATTAATCAAGCCGGTTATTGTTTTTAAACTGCCGGCCGATCAGCTCGAAATACTTCGCTTCATCATCTGGATTTATAAACTCAAAATTATGCATATTGAAAAGCTGTACTTCTGCGCTCCAGTCCATCCCGTAACTTGCGCCGCCAGAATTGTGATGAGTTCCGTTATCACAACCCTGATGAGCTATAACTAACTCCGTCACTAAACTTGAATTAGTAGGGCTTTCAGTCCAAAGGATAGACGCCTCAGAAGCTTCTAGATGTTTCCCGCAGATATCGCATTTCATATAGCGCCGTTTATTAAATTGAGTTCTACTCGCGCATAATCAGGAAGTTTTGTGTCTATGTACTGCCCTGTCTCGCGATTATATTTAAGCGCTATCACGCCCTCTGTTCCAACGTTTTTAAATTTAATCTTTTGAATGTGTATCTGCACTTCGGGCGATTTACTAATTAAATCGCGCCAGATAGTGATGCAGTTGTCGGCCTTGTTTCGCCAGTGTGCGCTACCCGATATGTCGTAAGGGGTCGGCACCGGGTAATTGCCATCGTCTTGCTTGCGCAGCTTAGTAGGATGAGCTACTAGCCAAATGTGAAATTTAAATTCTCGCGCATACCTGCGAATCACACTTAGGCTCTGCGAGATATATTCAGTCTCAGTTAGATTCGCCGGTCGGTAGTGGTCCAACTCATTCCAGGGGTCGATTACCATCGCATGCGGTCGGCCAACATTATCGTGCCCGAACAAAAAAGCTTTTGCTTCTAGAAGCAAACTTTCTAGGTTAAAAGTGTCGTCAAAATTGGCCTTCAAAAAATAGAAATGTTTGTCTAAAAAATCGATCCCTTTTTCTAAATCTTTTTCATTAATTCTGTCGATTTTGTTGATAGAAAATGTCTTGCCAAGGTACTTTTCCAGGAGTTTTGCAACGTGCAATTCCATGGGGTAGTTCTCGGGAGAAAATACGCAATGCGCGTAATTGTGGTTGCGGGCAAGGTTTACCATCAGGGCATCCAGCCATTCAGATTTACCATGCCCCGGTATGCCTGTCACCAGGGTTAACTCTCCTGTATTGACGTTGTAATAAGGGTCTAAGCTACGCCACCCAGTGCTGAAGCCGCTAGGCAAGCCTTTTTTGTGGTATTCGTAAACCCTGTCTCGCAGTTGTTTAGGTTTAACAATCATAGCACCAACATCAAAGGTTTATTCTTCTCTAACGGGCTTGGAAGCTTTGCCCAGTTGTCGCGAATGGCTTTCATAAAGGCTTCATCCCAATCAACGTACCTGTACCCATGTGTTTTAGCCGCTCCGATAAATGATTCCAAGTGTTTATCAAGGTTTAGATGCCCCTTCCCCTCTGCCCACACTTTCACCCGTTCACTGGCTACAAAGTTTTCGGGTATATGCCTTTTGTTTTTAGATGTAGATGTAGATGAAGCTGTAGAGCCGTCACTTTTGACCGGCTTTGATGCAGCACCTATACCTTCACCCATGCCTTCACCTATGGGTACCTTTGGTGAATCGAATCTAGTTAATTGACCTCTTACAGATCGGACGTATTCGTCTGTAACCATCCTTGACGAATACCAAATAGGTGCATTTTGTTTTTCTATTAAAATAACTGCGTCACCTACTTTGCGAGCACTCCTCGGCGCATAAATAAAATTATCAATAACCCCTGCGTCACACCCCTTAATAACCTCTTTACATACTAACCCGCTCAAATCTTTCAGCGTGCAACCTACTGCCTGAGATATTTCTTTCAGCGTCCATCGCAGGATTCCGTAATTATCTGAGTCGTGCATCAGACACATAACCTCTAGCCAGATTCCGCGCTCTGTCCACGTGCATCTGCGAAGCTTGGAGTTATTCCTCCAATCCGCAGGATAGAATTGTAGCGAGGGTCGCTTCACTATATTTTCAATAATTTGGTTAGTCGGTTTATTTCAGCTTGATACGCTTCATGAGTAGATTCCGGATGTAGATACTGGAATGATTGCTTAAGCTGCTCATACATGCGTAAACGGTCTTGATACGCCATAGAACGGATATAGTTAAGGTTCATACTGATCGGCCTACATATAGTTCGCTATGCAGTTTTGGCTCTTCGCCAAATATATCCGGCCGCAATTCATATCTAGTGACCTGGCCTTTGGTGGCAGTTTCTATTGGAATAACGTATTGACCTGGCACACCAGCTCGATCTCTGTGTAACCAGTTCCAAATATGAGCTTGTTTTACGTTTTCCCCGAGAAGTCTAGCAAGTTTTGCTTGCCCACCACATAAAAGAATCGCTCTTTGTAAGTAATTTTTTTCCATAACCGATGTATACAACACATGTTGAAGTTTTGTCAACCGTTGTTATAGTTATTACAACTCGATGTTATCCATAGCTAGATTTTAGTATGAATGGAATTTATAGGTAACTGGTAGAAATACTAGGAACCAAAAGGCCAGTATTGCGCTGGCCTTATCAGTTTGGGACTGGCACGCCAATTTTACCGCGCCAAAAATAACTTCTTTAACCAAAACTCAAAATCAATTCCTATCGCCACGGCCTTTATATAAACGCAACGATAAAGAGATGAGTACCATCTACGCCCAGCTTTAACCGCTCCACAATCGCACTTGCCTTCCTCGTAGGCGGGTGCATTGTTTGTTGCACAGTCTGACCAATGCCTTAAATTCATAGATACCATCTTCATTATTAAGAATTAGTGATACTGCCAGTTCTTATTATAACCTTATAAAATAAAACCAGATAGGGAAAACCTAATGCAATTTCTGCTGCCCGTGGAAAACTGGGCAATAAAAAATCTTCCGAGTTTCCGTGACTTTTCACAAAAATAGGCAGTAGCAAGATTTCCGCAGTAATTCCGCAAATTCCGCAAATTCCGCAAATTCCGCAAATTCCGCAGTATTTCCGGATTTATTAAAATAAATCACAACAAGTGTTGACAACATAATAACAGTCGTTGTACAATTCTCACGTACCTTACATCAAGGTTCGGACAAATAACTTAGGAGATTGAAATGGATATCGACATCGAGCGCAGCGTTAGGAATAACCCACAGCTAGTTATAGACGCAATGAGTAAGAACGCGATGAGTAAAGCTGCGGGCGTGTCAGACGTATCAGACGTTATGTACCAGATAATTGAAAAGTTAAATCAGCCGTTTCTCAGTTCCGGTTTTAGACTGTCAGAAATAAACTCTATTTTACAATTTTACGTAGAACGGGCCGAGGACAAAATGATAAAACAGCGCCGCGATTACCCGCCGTACCAAGAAGAAGATGATCTTGAGTATGCCCGGAGGGTTGCATGATTACGTTAACTGACCACGTTACTAGCGATCAACGGATCAACCCGCGCGTTTCTGCGGTTGTTCCGTTTATTCCAACAAACGTTAGAGAGCGTCAAGCGGCAATGTTAGTCGAGATGCGCGCAAGGGGCATATCGATGCTGTACGGTTACACCCCGCCTGCGTTTCGCAAGGCGGCTAATGATCCGAAAGTTTAACGATGAGTAATGCTGAGAAATTCGACGATACATATGCGCCGGCGGAGAATCCGCAACAGATGCGCAGACATCTTAATCACCTGCTGAAACAAATATCGCTGCTAGAAGCGTTGAAAAGTTTATACGCTGGCACGGGAACTATAGAACATCTATCGTTTATCGCTGCTGAATTAGACGTTGATCATTTACTGTGAAAAAAGGAACTTATGAACAAAAGTGAAACGATTGGGGCGCTAGCACTAGCACTGAGCAAAGCTCAGTCACAAATTACGGGCGCGGTTAAGGATTCATTGAACCCCCATTTTGCTAAAAGCTACGCTGACCTAAGTAGCGTCTGGGACGCATGCAGAGGGCCGTTATCGGCTAACGAATTGTCCGTTGTCCAGACAATTGATATTTCAGAATCTGGTTTGATTGTTGAAACTACGCTGCTGCATTCAAGCGGAGAGTGGATAACGGGCAGGCTGAAAATAGCTCCCGCTAAACCTGATCCGCAGGGTATAGGGTCATGCATCACATACGCGCGCAGATACACGCTATCGGCAATGGTCGGTGTAGCGCCACTTGATGATGATGACGGCGAGCCAGACAGCCGACCAGCAAAGAAATCCGCTGCGAAGCCTGTAATTAAAAGTAAAGTTATTTTAGATACTATCGAATCACTGAGGACGCGGAAAGAACTGGAGTCATACTGGTATAGCTTGGCAAAAGATGTTCGCGAGATTTACCACGCAGAACTCAAGGTGGCGTTTTTGGAGGCTGATGAAAATGATTCACAAGCAGCTCAGTGAAGAGTGGTTTGCAGAACGCAAGGGCAAACTCACTGCCTCAAATTTCGGCGCTGCGGCAGGCATAAACCCGTACAAAAGCCGGCAAAAGTTGTGGCGGGAGCTAACCGGCAGAGAGGAGCCATTTGCGGGTAACGAACGAACACAATACGGGGTAGAAAATGAACAGAATGCCATTCGTGATTATGAGGTTTTTAGTGGACAGCTTGTTATACCTACTGGTTTTCATCATCACGGCGAGCATGCTCATATTGGTGCTAGTCCTGACGGTTTGCTACTTGACGGCGGAACTATTGAGGTTAAGTGTCGATTTGATCAAACGCTGCATAAAGAAATTCCGATCTATTATTTAGCACAATGTTACGGCGTAATGGCGTGTACAAATAGCGCTTACTGCGAATTCATCAGTTGGGCGCCCGGCGAGTTAAACGTTATTCGTGTGCATTACGAGCAGGCGAAATGGGAGGCGCTTCTGGAACTTTTAAACGAGTTTTGGGAATACGTAAAAACAGATATAGAACCTAAACGACTAAAGAAAACGGAGAATATATGGCATCAGTAAATAAATGGATTGGCATCGGAAACCTAGGGAAAGATCCGGAAATTAAGAGTCTCCCCGACGGATCAGGGCTAGCTAGCTTTAGTATCGCCTGCACTGAATCGTGGAAGGACAAAGTTACGGGCGCGAAGGAGGAACGGACTGAGTGGGTAAAGATAGTTTTCTTTGGACGTATAGCGGAAATTGTTGGTGAATATCTCAAAAAAGGAAGCCAGGTGTATGTTGAAGGCAGTTTACGCACGCGGAAATGGCAAGACAAAGAAGGCCAAGACCGCTACACAACCGAAATTGTTGGCAGTGAAATGAAAATGCTAGGCGGTAGGCCTGCGCAGGTAAAAAACGAAACAGACGACATTCCATTTTAAACGGAGGGGTAAATGAAATTTGATATCAATGTAATTGAGCGGGCTACAGAAAAACTTAACTCGCCGGAGAATTCGCAATTAGTTTTAGATCGGGCTGTAAATAAATTCTTAGGTGAGGAGCGG